CTCGAACCACTTAGCTCAGCAGTATTATTATTATAATTAACCTGCCCTGTCCCAAATGTAACAGTAGTCCATCCTGCTAATGAACCGGTAAAGGTTCCGTTAGTCACTAACTCCAATCCGCTAGGAGCGTCAAGTTCGCCAAGCCCAGTCCACATTCTAATCGGGCTACTAAACTCTAAATCCACTAAGTAGAAAGGCCGAACGACTTTAGCGACTGAAACGGCTTGCATCTGCGCGCTTATGCTTCTGCTCATTATAAAGCCTCAACAAAAGCGAACGTAAAGCCGTATAGCGAAACAACATCAGTTGACCAGCTAATATCGTTAGCGGCCATTCTAAAAAGGCTTTTTGGCAACGTGAAGTCTACAACTGTTCCAGAACTTACAGCAGTTCTAAGTGGCGGTTGTATATCTATAGTTCCTATTCCAGCCGATTTAGAGCTAGTAGTTATGTAAAGGTAATCGCCTAGTTGCAAGTATGTACCTGCGGCTACTGCCGTACTTGAGCCTCCCAGACTTATTTGCTCTGCGCGGATAAGTGCGTTAGCGTTTACATTGCCTGTAGCGGTTGAAGTGTGGAGGGGGTGACCAAACGTAAACGTGCCTGATTGCCCTTTAAGGCCAACTATAAAAGCCTCTACCGAACGCGCCTCATCGTAGTTAAGCGGCGGCAAAGTGACATTACATTCCCACCTAGCCCCTTGATGGACATAGGTTTGAGTATCGAAAGAAAAAGGCGACTCGCTGACAGCTACCGCCCTTTTTAAATTCATTTCTATCTTTTGTATTCCAACATCTGGAAAAGCTAAAGGCATTTTCTTATGCTCCTATTAATGCTTGGCTGTAATTGCCGCCTCTTTGTCTTGCGTCAGCTACCGCGCTTTTGGCTACGTTGGCAATTTGAGGCATCAAGTTTGCTACTTCAGCCCTGACAGTCTGGGCAACGCCAGTTGAAATATTGATTGTTTGATTAACAGTAACAGAACCGCCCCTAGCACCGCTATGCAATCCGCCGCTTTTAGTGTGGTCAATAACAGTCTCGTTAGGGTGCAAGATAGCATTAAAGCCACCCTTGCCATCAACACCGCCAGTTCTTGAGCCATGCCCAGTAAAGCCACCGCCCTCAAAAGACTGTGAACGAATCTGCGAGACCTGCGCTAAACCGCCAGCAACAACAGCCGCCGCCATAGCAAAGTTAATAGGCGGCGGATAGGCCGCCATTGCTTTGGTTGCGCCTTCGTAAGTAGAAATTATTGCCTTAGCAATACTCGCGGCTTTCTGTATAGCAAACAGCTTCTTGCTTTGCCCCTTCGTTGCTGATAGTTCCTTGCCCATATTTGTCAGCACATTCTTGGTCTTGTCTGCGGCTGTCATTGCTTCAAACTTAGCTAAATCTGTCGCACCTTCTTTGCGCAGTTGGTTACTGTAAGTCTCAGCTTCTACAGCTTGTCCGGCGGAGTTAGCGATTATAGTGCCGGGGGCATTCGCCGCTACAACTTCAGCAGTTCTGCGCGATTCTTCTTTGATTTTTTCGTAGGCTTCAAGGATGTTTGCCGCAGGGTCTTCCATTCCCATATTTGCAATCTCAACTCTAAGCTCTGCCATGCCTGTTTTTGCGCCATCTACAAAGTCTTGCAATCCATTGGATATAAGAGGCTTTCCAAGAAACTCGGCTATGCCGTTATAGACCTTAATAACTCCATTAAAAATAGGAATCAACTTCTCGGCTATATATGAACCTAACTCCATAAAACCTAGCTTAACAATCTTAGCTACTAGAACCACGTTATGAATTGCGCTTGCAATTCTAGCAAAGCCAGTAACCAGTGCGTCCGCTACTTTCTGACCAGTGTTGCCGAAGTCGGCAGAATCCATAGATGCCTGAAAAAACATTGTAGAAATAGCTTCTAGGATAGGGGCAAGAGCCACTGTCATCTGGTTGGTTATGCCTGTCATTGCCAGCTTGGCTTTTGTGAAAGCATCGTTAGCGGCTTCAATCTGTGCGGCATCTACTCTAGTTATAGCCGCCCCAAGATGTTCAGTTTGCGCCGCCATCTCAGTTAAGCCTGCACTGCCGCCCGCCAAGGTATTTACAAGAGCCACACCTTCAGAGTCAAACAGCTTCATGGCTAGTCTAACTTTATCTGACTGCCTTTCAACGCCACCCATAGCATCAGCAATCTTTCCCATCTGCTGGTCTAAGGGTAGTGCTCCAAGCTCTCTAGCATTAAGTCCCAGTTCAGCTAATGCGCCTACAGCCTCACCGCTTCCCTGTCCTGCTTCTGCTATTCGCCGAGTCATACGTTGCAAAGCCATATCCATAGTGTTACTGGATACACCTGTTAGCTCTGCCGCGTGACGCAACCCCACCAGTGCCGTAGTGGTAATGCCAATCTTATCCGCTGTCTTAGCCAAAGCATCATTAGAGGCAAGGCTGGCTTTAATTATGGCACCAAATCCTGCCGCGCCAACTAAACCTACAATCGCAGTTTTAGCACCGCCAAGTTTGGAGGCTAACGAGTTGAGTCCTTTACGTGCAGTTCCTAAACCTTTTGCAGTTTTATCAAAAAGTCTAAGTACAATTTTAGCTTCAGCCATCTTGTTCGCCTATGATTGTGAAGTAGGCCATCCACTCATTAAACTCAGATAAAGAAATCTGCTCAATCTCGTAGATGGTTTTGTTTAACCGACACGCCAGCCCAAGCAGGTTCATGCGCTGGGTATCGGCTCTTAGTTTTTTTCAGCGTCCTGCTGGCTTTCAATTTCCGAAAACATCTGGTTGGCAATATCACTAATTATGCTGGTTTCTTCGCCCATCAAATCAATCTTATCTGCCCCGCTGGTAAACAGCTTTTCGCCATCAACGCTTTCTGCCTTCATCACAATAAGGTCTACCATTGATGCAATAGATGTATTAATCAAGAATTGAGGGTGCTTCTTCTGGATAACATTCAAGTCATAGCAGGTTAGTGGTTTGCTATACATCTTGAAATCACCAGAGTCGTCACCCCATTCTGGAACAACTATCTCTCGGACAGGTATCTTGCGTCTGCTTCTTAGTTCTTTAGCTAATCCCATTATCAATTTCTCCTGTTGTAGTGGGGTTTATGCTGTAGCTTCAGTTACCGCGCCATTGACCTGAACAGCAAAGCTCGCCTCAACCATGCCATCAAAAGATGCAGTGATTGACTTGCTCGTTACTAATCCAGTAGCTGTGTAATACTTCTCGCCAGTGCCAGTTCCGGTAGGATAGATTTCAACATCTAGCGATGCGCGCGCATCAATAACTAGCTGTTGTGCGTCTGAATCGTCCCAGTAGCACTCTAGTGAGATTGTGCTTGTCTCTAGACCTGATTTATATGTGCGCGCAGAATCACCCATAATGCTATCTTCGATAGTGTCCGCAGAGCTTTCAATTGTGTAAGAGCGCACTTCACCAACAACGGCAACAGATGTTCCTGCAACCTGTAGTTTAACAACGCCGCTTGAGCCTGTATTTGTAGCCATTTTATATCACCTTTTAGTTAAGTTGTGCCGCGCGTGTATTCGTATATTACGCGAACAGTTAAAATTACACCGCCAACAGGGTCAATTGAACCCTCATCGACTTCAATGTTTCGTAGCTGGGTATCCAGCGCAAAACCGCCTCTTGTGCGGTCTACTTCAAGCCCTTCTTCAACGGCTTCGATAATGTTGTTTCTAGCTTGGTCAATAAGTCCTGCCTTAACAAAACAGACCAGCTCATAGTTAATGCTTGCCATACGGCTACCCATAGAGCCGCCGATTGAACTATCTTCCCTGTCTTCGCCAGCAGTCCTAACCAGTACAGCAGGGAATTGCGCATTAGAGAGCTTAGTAAAGTCGAAAGGCTCTCTGGTTGCCATCTTGACACGCACCGGCTGAATAACGCTATCGCGCAAGGTATCAACTATATTATCTGCAATGCTTTCTCTTACGCTCATGTCATAGCCCTCTCAAATGCTTCAGCTAACCTCTTCTCTTCCATTCTAGAGAATCCAAAAAATGGTCTGGTCTTCTCGTTCTGTGATGCCTTCCTTGACTCTTCTGCACCTCTAAAAAATATCTCAGCTTGCTTGTGGTTTGCCTTGCTCGTCATAGCACCTAGCATCCTGCCAGAGACTTCTAGATTAGGCTGTTGCTGTGCGCCTATCTTTTGTCTAAACACTGCATACTGCTCACTGTAAGGCTTGAACGCACCGCCTTTGTAGCTTTGTCCCTTTGCGGTTCTATCTTGGATAACATTAATACCAACCAAAGAAGCTCTTAATAGAGCACTCTTAATCTTAACCTTAACTTCATCTACGGCATCTTCTGCTACTTCGCCAAGGTTTGCAGGTGTGGTGGTTATTACAACATCCATTAGCGAACTAACCTGCCTGAGTTGATAGGCTCTTTCTCTTTGTCCGTTACAGTGCCATCACCATCAGCGTCATAATCAACGCCATCGCGGAACACTGCTTCTATCTCTTCGCCGTAGCGAGACTTGTAGAAATCAATCATGCCAAGGAATCGGTCATTATCTACCCAGTTCGTCAGCTTGGGTAAAGCGTACTTCCAAAGCACAAGGTAAACACTGCATCTAGTCCACTGGCTGTCTGTCAGCTTGCTAGGTACTAGCTCACCGCTATAGCCGCGCTTGTCCCACCAGTCGGCGCGTATCTTGCGCTCGATGTCTGCTTGCGCTCTTGCGTGTTCTTCACTAAAGGAGTCAATGCCAAGATTAAGAATATCTGGAACCATCTCCATCAGGTCTGCGTCTGTACTAAATGCCATTACCACTTCACCTTATCTGCCCAGTATGCCGCCGATGCGGTTTTGTCTTTGCGACCTTTCTCAATGTCTTTAGCGAATCGCGCTTTAAATGACCTGCGCTTTGCCTTATCAGCTTCGCTCTCGTTCTTTCTTGGTGGCTTATTATCTGCGCCCTGTTGCCCGAACCTTATCAGCTTAACCTTGTCGCCTTCTTTTGCGAGTACGGCATGACTCTTGGTTGGGTGCTTACTGGTGCGCTTGGGTTTATTGTACCCTTCAAAGCGTTCGCCTCGGTATGTAATAGCCATCACATCTCCTAAATAAAACCCCACCCCCAGCTAAGGGGGCAGGGAATATCTACACTCTTACAGAGCAGCGTCAGCAGTGATTTTCACGCCGAAAGTATCATCAAGCTCTGCAACACCATAAGCGGCAGTTGCGTTCAGCTCGAAGGCTCGGAGAGAAGCGTCACGCTGTGATTCAATACCGAAGTCGCGCTTCATAGCGATAGCGAGAGCTTCAGGGGCGAATACAGCGGCAACAGCGTCATCATTGCCGTCAACAGTCAGGTTAGCTGACTCGTAAACGTCGATGCCAGCAATAGTGCCAACATAGCCATTAATCATAGCGGCGTTCTGAGCGTCACCACCATTCGGGTTAGCGAAGGTGTTAGTCAGACCAGCTTTGATTTGGTAGGCTTGGAATGGGTGCAGTACAGCAGCCAAGTTACCAGTAACCTTGTTAGCTCGCAAAGTAGCCTGTGCCTTGAACAGATCAGCAACAGTAATTTCTGCGCCAGCTGAACCTAGACCAGAACTAAAGCCAGAGAACAGAGCCAAAAGGTCTTTGTCCATCTTAGTAGCGATAGCGTTACCAAGTACAGTGCCAAGCTCGACAGCAGGGTTGCCCGCGCCGAATGCAGCCATGTCAGTCAGAACAACCTGTGCGCCCACTTCGCCAACAGTTACAGAAACTGAGCTAGTAGATACAGTGGTTGAACTCATGTCAGTGCCTTCAGTTAAGTCGGCAGCAGCAATTGCAGGGTACTTAGGAATCTGGACAGTCTTGCCAGCTTCGTTAGCGATGTTGTACTGAGTGACCAAGCCCATCATTAGGGATTGCTCTTCAGCAGTGAAACGTGCCTGCGCGATAATATTCGCAAACAGGTCGTCAAGTGTGGAGCTAGTAGTAGCAGCCATTTGTAATACCTCAATAGGTTAGATTAAAAAATTATTTTTTAGCCTTCATCAGAGCGCGGTAAGCCTCGCGGCCACCTTCGTTCCAGTTATCGACCATATCATTAACCGTTGATTGAGGCTTCAACGTAGAGCCACCAGCGTTACCTTGTGAACCTGTCCCGCCTTTACTGGCTCGAACAAAGTGTGGGTTAGCTGTAAGAAATTCGCTTACCATCTCATTGACGGATAGCAAGTCGCCGCTGTCATTGTAACGCGGTGTGCCGTTGTTGTCTAACACCTCTACTGTTCCATCTTCACCCAGTCGGGTCTGCGCTTTAAGCAGCGATGACACTTGCTCTGGGCTTACTGCGTTGTTGTTGCTTGCTGCACCCAGAATAGCCCCATCAACTAGGGTCTGCTGTAGCTTGGTCTTGTAGGCGTTAATCTCGCTGTCTTTCTTCTCGACAGTCTGCTTAAGTATTGTCTCGAACTCGCCGCGCTCTTTCATCTTGTCCTGCTCCACCTGTTCTTTCTGGGTTAGCAGTTGGCGGGCTTCATCTAGGTCAATCCCAGATAGTTTCTTATCGAACTTGCGTTGCTCTCTTGCTACTCGGTCTGCAACAATCTTGTCGATTTCTTCTTGCGTAAATGTTTTCTCTGTTGGGGTTTCTACAACTGTTTCTTCTGGTTGGTTATCCACGATTTCTTCGCTCATGTAACGATGCCTCAAATTGAGTTTGGTGAACCCCGATTTTAGCATATAAACATTTCTGCACAAATATCATCTAAAGTGTTGACATTAATGTAAACAACAGGCAAGATGCTCCTACATTCAAAAAACAACAAGGGTTACTTATATGAACATTATTACTTCACTTCAAAACAGAATCAGCCGCAGACTTACCGAAACTAAGTCACCATGCAAAATGTATAAGACAATAGCAGCCGCTGAAAAAGTTGCTGAAAAAGTAGCACTAGATGGAGCCGCATACTTTGATGGCAAGTTTCAATATAAAGAAAAAACTTTAGAAGATGTTCAGCCAATGCAATATGTTATTTTTTACATTGAAGAAACAGACAAATACGCAGTTGGCTTTAATATGACCGAACTCTTAACAAGAAAAGACACAATGGGCGGCTACTTAGGAGTAATTGCAAACCAAGGTCACTACACTTTTTAACTTAACCGCCCCCGAAAGGGGGCAACCCTCGGAGGGGATTATGAACAATATTATTTTTGAAGGCGATTATGTAACGCTGACAGGCGAACCAGAATGGCTCGAAGTTGTAGAGATTGTTATTGTGGACGGCAACCGCGCCAACAATATGTTAAAGCTCTCAGATGGCTATCTAGTGCCAGCACCAGTTGAGCGTTATGTTGACGAAGTGATTA